GTTTTAACGTATACTCCAAAAGCATTGGTATATGTTACGCTTGGGTTGGTTGATGCGCCAGTTATAGCAGGCGTCCAAGTCCCCTCCTCATAGTCATCCAGCTTATTAGCCGACCCAGTGCCGCCGAGGTAGACACCGCCACCAACATATACGTCTTTCCACCTTGCACCGCTGTGGCCTAAGTCTAGTACGTTATCAGTAGTTGAGGCACCAGTGTTGTTTGTAGCACATAAAGACCCTGGCCCTGTTGCCCCTAAACCGCCTCCACCAGTTCGAGGATCAAGAACAATACTTGATACAACGCCACCTCGTGAATTAATACTCCCCACAAAGGTGGTGTCTTTGTAGAACTCTGCAATATATCCGTCTGATGAAGTGCGAGAAAGTGCAAGAGCCTGATCCCCAGATACTGTTGACAGTATGCGTCCATCACTAAGAACCTCAAATCCCGCTGTACTGCCAAAATTAGTTGCACTCGTCTTACCCACCAGCAAGTTACCGCTGCTGTCAATGCGCATACGTTCTGTAAAGTTAGTCAGGGAAGTATCATCAACTTGAGCAAACCTTAGAACATCTGTATTGCCACCCCATACAAGAGCAGGGTTATTTGATCCGTAAATACCTATAAGGCCAGCATTTGGACCTGTTCTCTCAGCCATAACAGTAGCTGAACCAGTACTTTGAACATGTACATCTTGTTGAGGCGAAGTCGTCCCAATGCCCACATTACCTGATCCGTCTACAGCAAGTCTTGTTGCTGCATCAGTATCATCATAAATAACAAAGTTTCCAGATGCCCCACCAATAACCCACTTTTGGCTTTGATCGGTTTCGTTAAACGATATGTATGGATAAGCGCTTTCCAAACTGATTGTATGGCTAGGCGAACTCGTCCCAATCCCCAAACTCTCAGCACTCGCATCCCAGATAAACTTTGGCGTGGTGCCTGTGTCCTCGTAGAAGCTGATGTCGCCGTTGGTGTCAATTCTAGTTCTTCGTATTTCACTGCCAGAATTTGCGGTATAGAACTGTAACGCTGTACCGCCAGTAGTTGCATGTCCAGAAGTAATATTAAAATTACCTGAAGCGCCATCCGTATTTAAAGCACCATAAAGATTTCCTACAGAACCCATATATATTTGACGATCTGAAGCACCTGTTGAGCCTACAGAAACATTCCCATCCACAGTCAGCCCATCGCTGGTCAAAGTACCCGTGATGTCTACGCCTGTGCTGGTGGTGGCGAGTTTTTGGGCGTTGTCATAGTAAACAGAAACAGCTCCACCATCATCTGCTCTTAAATAATTTTTTGTATCAGCAGCATTTTTAATTCTAAAGTCTGTTGCTTTTATTTTGAGCGGGCCTTCACCCTGATCATCAATATAACTCGCAGACCCATCATGGTAAATCTGTAGGTCAGACCCTGCGCCGAAGATGGCTTTGTCGTTGTCGCCGAAGGATACATCGCCAGTAAACGCACCACCTGTTGCCGTGACAGTGCCATTTACATCTAGCTTAGTGGATGGGCTTATAGTTCCAATGCCAACATTATCAGTTGAGTCAATCCAAAAAGGGTTTTGACCTGTTGCTTGGTGGTAAATGCGAAGGCTTGTTGTAGAAACACCAATATCCCAATTGTGATTTCCAGCAGTTAGAGATTCTAGTCTTAATTTAGCAGCAGAACCTTTAATTGCTACTTGAGTGTCGCCTACAACACTTGTACCAATGCCAATCTTATTGTTACCAATAAAAGTTGAATTGATTGTAGTTCCAGCGTCTGTGGTTAACTCATTAATTGTATCAATATTTAAGGTGCCACCAATTTTTGCTGCACCACTAATGTTTACTTCTGTGCTGGCATTAATATCAACAGTGGGCGCAGTAATCTCAACTTCAGTGTCAGCATCAATATCTAACTGCCCATCAGCAGATGAACTAATTTTCAATGCTGTATCTCTAAATTGTAGCTCATCCGTTGTAGTCATCTGGATGTTTGCGCCACTTGTGGTGTTGCCGTTACCTAGAATTTCAGTGAGTGTGTCTGCCGTAGCAACTTGAGCATCTACATATGCTTTCACAGACTGCTGTGTAGGCACCAGCGTAGCACTATCAGATGCCATATTATCTTCATCAACAAACGCTGTAACCGTGATCGTGCCATCTGACAAACCGCCAAACGTAATGTCACCAGTAGCAGTTAAGTTTCTAAAGCTAGAGATGTCTTTGTTAACATCAACAACAACTGCCTTACTTGCTGCAACTGTCCCAGCAGTAACGCTGTCAATCGCTTCTAAGTCGTTTTCGTTAATATCAGCAGAGCCAATAACAAAGCTGCCAGCCGTTACAGAACTTGATGTTGTTATACTGCCGCCAAACGTAACATCGCCAGGGGGGTTGGTAATATCAATTATTTTTTCATACTTGGCACTATTCGTATTTGTTGTGAGCGGCAAAGAACCCGATGATGTGTGAGCAGAAGTAACAATAAACACATTGTTTGTTGTTGTATCTTTAACTAAGTCACGCTCAACATACGCAGTTGATGCTGCCCAATCGCCTTTAAACGTGCCTAGCTCTTGGCTAACCAAAGTGTCCCCAGCAGCATTAAATGCTAACACTTTATTTCCACGTTCAGAAGCTAAAGGTAGAGTAAGCGCAGCTTGTGTATCAAAGTCAGCAAGCTTTACACCACGACCAGCAAGATCTTCTAAATCAGCAGTAATAGCTATAATTCGATCAAGTTCTGTATTTAAAGAACCAATATTAAATGGCCCAGAAGATGGAAAATCCGTTGTGCGCTCTAAGTCAATGTCTCTTGTAATAACAACAGTAGAGCCGCCAGTAGCCCCTGTAACTGACATTGTAACTGTACCAGTAGAACCATCACCACCAGTTACCGTATAATCTGTAGTTAAAGTTTTAAGAGTACCATCAACATATACGTTAAGATCATCATCATCAAAAAATTCAAATGATACAGTAAATGAAGACTGCGTAACACCTTGTGCAACGCTATAGGATACACGAGGATTATTATCTGAAAGGTTAATCGTCATAGCTTACCTCTTTTTTTACTGGCATAGCTAAGAAAGATACACCAAACAACGCACAATTACTCAAAGGTTCTAGCGAAGTCACCCAACGCATTCTTGATTCCATTCATCTGTTCTTTAATAAACATGTTCCAAACTAGCGGTATTTGACGAACAAATGTTTCTGTTCCATCACCGTATTCGCCACGCGCAAACTCTCTGCCACTTTTTACAAAACCATAGGCATAGTCAGCAGGTGCGCCAAAAACAGAAATAACACCCCCTACTGTATCAGGGTCTTCTGTAAACTTAGGTTGGAATGGCAATGGGTTCTCAATATCAAACGCCATACCCATTTCTAGTGATCGATAAAACATGTCACTGTAAAGCGCAGCTAGTCCAGAAAAATCAAATGCACGAAGAATCTTATCTTCTATGTCCATTTCATTCCAAGCAAACTCTGGTGTACGGAACTTAACAATGTTATATCCAAGGAACATGGCTACCGCAAAGTGTACTGCTGGATTGCGAACCGCACCCTGCGCATAGTTGGTTGTTACTTTGTTCAATGCGCCCACAGTGTAAGTATAAAATGTAAACGGCAGCGCAAGCATTGGATGCTCAATCTCGGCATAACCCTTAACACGTTTGCTTTCTTTCATGCCTAATGTGCTTGCGATATGCATAGGAAGATATGTTTTACCAGACATAGCCAATGGCTTGTCAGCAGGTGTACCCATAATAATTCTGTTCATAACGCCAGTTCTTAGGGCAGACCTAAATGCAGACAACGCTTCTTCGTCAGTCCAAGCATCAGTGTTGCCAACAATAAAGTTGTTTTTTGTTTTCTCAAACGGCTGTTTAGCAATACGCTTTGCCATTGCTTGATCAATGTTATACCGCGCAAGAAACTCTTTCTGGAACTTAGTACCGCTTCCATTGCCAACTGCTTCCGCAGCCTCAATGATTGTGTGCGTTCTAAACATACCATCCATAGTTTTGGCTATAGTGGTCATTTGAGACAACAAGTTAAACTTGTAGAATCCAGTATTAATCTTATCAGTTAAGCCGCTGCGGAATGGATCGCTGCTTAGACTTTCCATAAACTTCATTTGATATGTACCAGAAATAACTTCCATGCCATCGCCAGCTTTTTGAAGTTCTTTCTTTGCCATAGTTACAGAGTTATCGTCTGCCAACGCAGCCAAACCCTTTGCTATGGTTTTCATTTCGTGATCCATAAAGATGTTCGAAAAGTCAGCTACCGCAGCAACACCCGCACCGCCAAGATAAGTCCACTGCGCCGCAGTCTGTAACCACTGAGCCATGCGGCTTGTAACACCATCAGGTTTGGTTAATACACGACCAACAATACGATCATATGATCCAATAAATTCTTTGTTAATGCGATTGATCTCTGCCTGAGATACACCAGCCTTTTGCATTTCTCTGGTGTTCTGCGCAATTACATCATCGATGGTTGCTGGTGCGCCTGTATCTGTTCGAAACTGACGAGCAAAAGCATACTTCGGTGCCATCTTTTCATTATACGCAACAAGTACCTGCTTTAGATCAGTTACCATAAAATCTTGTACTTTGCCGTTTGGTATGTCCAACGCCCTATGAAGTAAATGCTTAGAACGACCCGCACCAAAGTAGGCAAGTCCTTCCATACCATCATCATCAACAAGCTCTAGTATTTCATCAGTCGTTCTTTTTGCTCGACGCTGTGCTGATGCACGATCAGGATCAAGCATGGTGCGCACATACCGCTTTGTCTTTTCATCCCAACCCCAGACAAACGGCTGCTCCATGTAATGATCTGTTAAGATTTGCTCAAACGTTTCGCGGTTAGCTGCAATCTTGCGACGATCAAAATATCTAGGAAAAAAGTTTTCACGCAAACCTTTCTGTACCGCAGTGCCATCAAGGTATGCATTCACATTATCCAAACGATCTTTCATTTCTGTAATGTGTGCATCTAGTTTTTGAATTGCGCTTTTTTGTTTTGGAGTTACTGCCAAATCATCAATCATACGAATTGCGTCATTGATATTTCGAATCGATCCAGTGCGCTCTAATGCTGTAGCAAGCTTGGTTTTGTCAGCTATAAGCTGTTCACGCCGCGCAATCTGTGCATCAGTTAAGCCACGCGCCTTTTGCGTTTTGTTCATAGTTTCAATGAAACCATCAAGCTTAGTGATCTGTTCTTCTAAAAAATTACGGTTTGATGTAATGATGTCATCAAAGACATTTTCCATAGAACCAATGCGATCTTGGATGTTGCCTTGTCTGCGTACCAAAGTACCTGTACCGCCAAGCAATCCAACGTCATTTAGCATCTTGTCCCACTCGTCAAAGTAAGATCGCAATATTTCTACCGCACGGCTTTCCGCATCAGTCTGTGGTGTTTTGTTATTAATATACAGATCAGTCACATGCCGACCAAAGTCTTCAAAGGTAAGACTTTCTTTACCTCTAATTTTTTTAATGTGTTCAATCGTGTCACTGATCTGCATGTCAGCAACATTGTAGTTACCGCTTGGAGATACCTCACCCCAGATTTCGTGAATCTGATTATAAACTGAACCCCAGCGTCCAGATAGTTCACCAGCTTCTTGATGAACAGATTTACCAAATGACTTGTTAATCTGATTGAGCTTAAACATAACGCCAGCATCATTAACCAAACGCATGAAGCGTAGCTTTACATCTTTGGTTGCTTTACTACTTACGCCCATGACTGCCTTAACAGGCGTAGGAAGCGCACGATAAAAGATTGAATTGGTAAACCATTCACCAGTAAGCAACAGGTCTTCGTCGTTTACCTCTGGTAAAGCATCAGCCATAACGACTTCGTTTGTTTTCTTTGGCTTTGCATCGATGGCTTCTGCCAATTCACGCAAGTTATTTACTGATGTTTGATATGACGTAGCTACAGATTCTAGCTGTGGCGATTTAAGTTTGCGATCAGCTACACGACCAATGCCATAACCCAAAGTGCTTGCAATACCTTGGGCTGTTAGCTGACTAATAGTTGCAGACAGTATTGCTTGGTCTGCTTCTGTCTGCCCTTCGAGATCATTAGCTAATCTAAGAACATTAGATGTACCTTCAAAGAATGCTGCTTCTGCATTAGCAATTCTAAAGCCTTTGACTGCTAGTGATTCTGCGCGTCTTGCGCGTAATGCACCTGTTAGACTTTGCTCTAAGAACTCTCTACCACCCCTACGCGCTGTAGCTAGTACACCACCAGTAAACGCTATTTCTGCTAAGAAAAGGGGATCGGCAGCCAATGCTTTTGCAAACCCTGCTTTTTCAATAATCTCTTGGTTCTTAATGCTTTGAAGGTGCAACTGATACATGCGCTCGGCTGAACTTTCATTCAGACCATAAATAGATATGCGTTTACCTTCTGGACTAAGAGGATCAATCCCACGATCAGATAAATACTGCGTAATATTAAATCCAATATCGCGTTCTGGTAATCCTCTAGCTTCTGCTAATGTACTACTTACTGGCGCGGCAAAGTATTCTTCTAGTTGAGCCTGAATAGTCTCAGGATATGTAGGTGTATTGCGTACAATTTCTGGTGTTTTTCTTGAAAACGGCTCAAGCGGTGGTGTCTGTAAAATGGGATCAGTCATTTACATACTCCAAGAATTCATCGACATGCTCTGGTAAGATTGCACCAATCTCTACAAGTCGATCAAACTCTGCACGATTTTCATTAATTCTTTCTGGGAACCTAGAAAATACTAATGCACGTTCTGCATCTATTGTTGCTTGAGATGGGCCATAAGTAATCTCTGGCTCTATCAAGCCAAGCATTTCGCCAAACGCTTCCATGTAACTTGTATTGCCATACTTTGCGCCATTGGGATCATTCTGCAATGCTGATCTATAAAATGACTGATACACTTCTGTAAATGTATGCGCGTCTTCTTTTGTCTTAAAATCAAACGCATCCAAAGTAAGGGGAACACCATCTGCACCATACTGTTGCTGCAATCCCATATCAGTCTTGGCATATACATAGTATATACCTTTAGCCGCTGGAGATTCTTTCAGTCTAAGCTCAAATGATGGAATCATTGTTTTAGTTTCAACTTCAGCAGAATTAGGTACACCGCTTAAAGCCCAAGATGGTGAAATCTTAGAGCGAACAAGAAACTTACCAACCTGAGAAATTTTGCCAGCCGTTGTCATTTCTTTAAACAGAACAGGTATTTGTGCTTCTGGTATTGCATCATAAACAAGTTGATATGCAGCGTTATCCATTGCTGTCATTTCATCTGCATTTAGATACTTTGTTCTGGCACCAACAACTTTATCCTCGCTTATACGATTACCAATAACCATATCATCAGTGCCAAAGGTAACATCAACCCAAGCATCTAATGCATTCTTTAAATCTGTGGGGGATGTAACATCGTAGCCAAATGAAAGTGCAGCTTCCATCAATCTTGTTCTGGTTGCTAAGTCTGCACCCGAATAGGTATCGTTGATCCACACATCTAACTTTTTGTCTATTGCAGCTTCGATGCCCTTGCGAATGTCTCCACCAACTTCTTGAGCATTAGACACAATCATAGGCAAAGCTTCTTCTGGCGATGGCGCACGACCTGCTTCATACATAAGAATGGCTGCACCCAATCGTGCTAATGGTTTGGCATCAAGCGTAACAGTGCCATCCATATTCCATACGTTTAACTTGTCGCCGTATCTAGCTGTGCCACTGCCCATACGGAATATAGCAAAGGCGTTCCCAGTATTTACCGCACCCACAGTGCCTACACGATTCAAGTATGTTGCAAGCTGTGGAATAATTATGCCACGACTTAAATCATCAATAAGTTGTTGAGCAAATAGCGTTTGCTGACCATCTTTATAAAGCAATTCTGGGTTATCAAAGTTAATTGGCTGACCAGATTCAACACCTGCAATCTTTGTGTATTTTTCATTTTCATAAGCTTTAAGATCAGTTAGTGGCGATTGATTGCCTTGCAGCACAACCCGATCTACACTTGATGCAAGATTAAATTCTTCCATAAATGCATCGTGCAGCTTACGATTAAGTTCTTCAATTTGATTAATCTGCGTTCTAACTTCTGACTTTGCAGCAAATGGTTTCTTGGCTTTGCTTAGAAGTTTAGCAACTGTATATTCCGCACTTGTTTTATCCAGCTTAGAAATATCTTCTTCACTCATTGACATAAGAACAGTAAAGCGATCAGGAGAAATACCTTTACCATTTGTTCGATCAATTAAGTTTTGATGAACAGAAGTTACTACAGAACGAGCGTAAGAAGTTTCTAGGCTAGATTCTACATCTAAGTACCCATTTAAATTAGAGCCAAATAACTTTTTAGCTTTAGCTTTTGCATTGTTCAGCTGGCTAATATTAATAGCTTCTCCATTGTCAGCGAGGTCTTCTAGTTGTTCTGCAATAAGTCTTGCTTCATTTTCATTTACCAACTTTTTGTTGGCTTGATCTTCACCAACAAACTTAGAATGCAAGCTATCAGCTTGTGATAGCCAGCTATTAATTTTATCTGAACTATGATTATGCGCATTTAAGTTTGCTGCATTTTTGATTTGATCTCTAATAACTGTTGCCCGACCTAAATCTTTTGCATTTCGCAATTGATCAATCAAACTAACAAATTTTTGAGCATCGGATTTTCTAGATATATTCGCTTTAGTTGTAGATATTTTGCTGCGAAAAGAACCTTTTAACTTTTGAAATTCTTTTTGCGCAGAAAAACTTAAATTACCTACAAAGTCACTATTTAAAAATTCATAATACATATCTTCAGCACGTTCAGTTGCTCCAAGATCAAGTGCTGACTGAATACGTGCATTTACATTAGCAAACTCTAAATCAGCTTTTTGACTTAATGCTAATTTGTTCTTGTTAAATTCTTCTATCGCAGCATTAAATTCTAATTCAACAACGGCAGCATCTGCATTTAGATTAGCTTTAGCTTCTTTTAATATTGCCTGACGGTCAGTGTAGCTTAGATTTTCTATTAAAGATTTAACATCATTACGAATTGATGATGGTAAGCTTTTCACGGATACATCATTAATATCTTCCTGTGTAAGCGCAGCTTCCAAGTTGTTAATTAACACTTTGTTGTCCAAAGGAACATTGCTTACAACATCAGAAAGAACATTCCTAAATGTTTTAGAAACCACATTCAAAGCTCTACTACTAGCATCTTCTCTTGCTACATCAGGAGCATCAGAAACAATATTTTCCCCAGCATTGATTGCAGCTTCAACGCTCATAAATGAGGTAGACTCTAGGTTATCAAATCTAGAATCATTGTTTGACATCCACTCATTTTCGAAAGCAGATTGAATATTTTCTAAAGCATTAACCCCAGAAGAAAACGAAGTTGAAAGCTCATTCATTTTTTCTGGTGCCAGCTTGTGAATCTGCGCAACAGTATTTCTTAGTGATACATCTTTTATCTGAGGCAAAAATAGCCTGTTAGATATTGCCGCTTCTAATATTTCCCTATCTGACTTTGCTAGGTTCTTTGAAGAATTAACTAAAAGATTAACATTTGCAGCAGCCCGACCAAAGTTAATGTTTTTCAAAGCTTTTGAATAAGCAACAAAGTCCTGGTCAAGTCCAAACTTTTCTTCAGCAGCAGAAACAACCGCCTGTTCAAGTTGCTCTAACTCAGCAATAGATTCAGGTGTAACAGCTAACGCTACAGATGCATTATACTTTTCAGTAGCTTTAAAAAGATTTATACCCGCAGACACTTTGGCTTGCTTTAGTCTAGCTTTAGCCGCTGAAATTTCTAATTTAGCTTGGGTTTCTGTTAGTATAGGGCGACCAGTATTTGAGATATATTCAGCAAAACGACCACCAGCAGCTTTATCCATAGCGGCTAAATAATTAGCCATTTGTTCACCATAAGTTGCTGGATTTGGATATTTCTTTGCTAATTGAATAGATTTGTTTTGGATTTCTTCTGTCATAGATTCATTGAATCTACGCTCAATAACAGTTTGATATGCTCTAGCTGCAATCGTTCCAAAGTCTTGAGGCACAGTAAGAGCCTTAGGATTACCTTCTTCATCAAACTCAATTAAATTCTGACGATTTACTTCTTTAGCAGCATTTACACCACGCTCTTGTGCTTGCTGTTGAAGTTCAGGTAATGCGCTTTGAACTAAGCTTTGCCCTGCTCTTGCTATGCTTTTGTAAACTTCGGACTCGCCAGTATCTACGTTAATAACGCCGATTCGCTGTAGTCGCGCTTGTCTTTGTTGTCTTACGATAGCCATAACAAATCCTATTTAATTTGAGCATATTGGAATGCAGCAGTTCCAAGTGTGCCTAACGCATTATAGAAAGAAGCTTTTCGAGCATTCGATCCACGTTTTATTTCTATTGCGCTTGCAATTGATGCCTGACCACTTTGTAATCTTTTCATGTCTGCTATTGTTGCGACGTCTTTAAGAAGGATTTTTCTTTGACCTGCTTCAAATGCTTGTTGCGCACTTTCCATACCGCCAAGAAACATAGCGTTTGATTCTGACATTGCATATTCATAGCTTGCAAATCTATCAGCCATTTGCTGATCTGCTTGAGCCTCACCAAGAATCTTATCAATTTGCATTTGTTTGGCTTGCTGTTCAGCAGTTACTTTTTGCGCTTTGCCAGCTTTAATTTGACCACTTATTGAAGCAGCAGTTCCAATAGCAGCAAGAAATAAAGAAAGTCCCATTAGAATATTAACTCCGCTACTAATCCATTAACTTGCAAGCCGAGAGGCGCAGTTTGCGTAATGGTAATTTGAGGATCACGATTGTATCCAAGCAATCGAAACTCTTTCTTTCCAGTAAATGCTGACTGCTCCAAAGAAAGATCATCAGTTACGTTTCTTATAATAAGAGCAGTTCCATTTACACTGCATGATAGCGTACTGTTTAAATCAACAATAACACTACCCAATCCTCTAGGCATACCAGTTATCGGCCCATTACCTAAACTTGCATCAATAGGATTTGTTTTAAGTTCTATATCAAACTTATACCCAATCTCAGCACTAGTTAGAGTATTATCTACTGTTGATACATCTATGTTTCCACTAGCTACAGTAAATTGACCAATATAATTGTTGCCATCAATTACATCTAAAGTAGCCCCATCATTAAAATCAGAAGATACATCAAATACACCTGCTATGCCTGTGTAAGTTTTTGCCATGTCAGTGTTAAAGTTTTTGTTAAACTCGCACAAAATAATTTTGGTTGTTCCATCACCTAAGTCATATTCAACATTAGCAAAAACACGATCATCAATAGTAATTGTAGAATGAAAGAATCCATTCGTTGTAAATTCTACCCATCCTGCACGTTGTTCAGCACGATTAGAATTAAATACAGCTATTGTTCCATCATTGTTTAGAATAAACACATAGCTTTCCGCGCGAGATAATGCGCCATACAATGTGTTCATTTCTATAGGTATTTTAATTAAATGCGATGAAACTGTAGATATAGGATTAGAAACATATGCAGCTTCAGCATCACTAAATAAATATTCCCTGACAATTGATCCACCTTTTTGAACAAACAATGTTGCTCCGTCTATAGCTTGTGGCCTTTGGAATCCACAGCCATAAGGTGTTTGCCTTTTCAGGTTAGCTGTCAGAGGTGTAACTGGCCTATTCTGAAATGCTGGAACATAAAATTCAGCAGAAGCAGAAAACACTTGAAGATCACGGTTAGATACAAGATGCCGTATTTGCTGTATCTCACCAACAGAAGCAGTAATATGTATCGCTTGATCATCTAATGCTTCACCAAGATCAAAGTTATAAAAGTGTCCAGTTTTACTAAACCAAATAGAATCTGGTTGTGCTAAAGAACCAGCAAATACTAATCTATTCTCATGGAATGTAACTGCTGCGGGATACCCTCTTAACGTAGAATATGATTGTTCATCCCATGTTGTAGTGGGCGCATGTGTTGTAAGTGTGGGAGTTCCACCGCCACTTTCAGATACATTTGCAACAGAACCAGCAGTAAAAGTAAACTTATCATTATCAATGATTTTAGTTACCGTCTTACTACCGTTTAACTGATTTACAGAAATACCGCCTATAGTATCTGTAATTGCAAGAGTAAATGAATCACCTTCTGAAAGACCGTGATTTACTAATGTTACCTCTACTTTATCAGAGCCATGATCTGTTTTAAGTGAATCTGGTAATAAAGTAACTGTAAGTTCATCAAGAATATCACCAGTTGCTACAGTAGAACTTTGTATATCTGTTATTTCTATTTCGTTTTTATTATATCTAACAGTTGAGCCTATCTGTGGCGGCTCCTTAACATTATCTACTGTTCCAGTTTTTGTATTATCACCAGTTCCAGTCGCTTTAAATACTTGACCAACAGCATTTGAATGCGCACCTACAGTTGTAAAATCGGATGTACCTACAGTTTTAACAATATACCAATTGTTTATTACCAATGATCCATCGGCTACATCTTCAGTAAGAACAGTTCCAGTATTCCAATAAGCAGAACTTGTTGTAAGAGTTATACCATTTCCGCTAGATGCAGATGGATCAAGAGTCATACCCGCTGTTTGAAACGAAAAGTATGGCTGATAAATCTTGGTCGCAGATGAATTTTGATCAAACAAAAATGACTCAACTTGAAAAGTTGTAAGTCCAGTTCGCACTAGTTGCTGCGGTGAGAAAGTCTGATGCGCAATGAACATAACATCACCAGCTTGAGCATAGGTATACTCATGGATGTAGTCATGGTCAAATGGAAGCGTAGCAGAGTCCACATCTTGTGTAATAGTTTGAATTAGCGATACGTCACCTGTCGTAGGGCTTATTTGAAAAACACGAATTTGCTGATGTTCTAGGGAAACAATATATTGCTCATCATCAGAAAAAACAAAAGGCAGCAATCTGCTTTGCTGCGTTTTTGTAGAGTCAATAGTTATATCGTACTGATACAAGTTTTCTAAACCTGATCTTTTTATAACCCCACCTTCTGCTCTAAGAAAAAAGTTTTTAACTCTTTGAGCAGATTGATTATAAATTTGTGTATCAGTTCTTGAGTATAGCGAAGGGCTTACTTCACCAAAACGAAAGTTTGTAAGCGGCACTCTAACTTTCTGCATTATGTACGCCTATTAGCTATAAACCTATTGGTTGTTAGTTTGCGAGTTGTTTGCTGCTGACTATCAAGTGACCTAGCTTTTACCATAGCTTGGGAAGCTTGTTGGCTCATTAGCTGCGCCAGTGTTTGATCTCTTGCAAGACCAACTGCAAAGACGATAGCTAGTTCGTATTCTACTGCAACAGTAAAGTATGAAGGCCAATCTTGTTCATTTGCTCTATATGTATAATCTAAAACAAGTTCATCTGATGCCGTAGAATTTGAATATATTTTGTCACCATAAGTCTGATATTCTATAGGAAAATCATTAACAGTTACAGCGTGAGACATAAGCCAGCCACTAGGAAGCTGATATGCTGAATCAAATCTACCTGTTGGCGCATCTGATAATCTATTTAAAACAACCTGATTTGTAGCAAAACGCCAACGACAATTAACCAAAGCGGCTCTAGCAATATCTTCATACATGTTAGATGCAATCAAAGCTTCATTATTACCATCATCAAACGATGTAATAGGTTCAGCCCCAATAAGGATTAAAGCTCTGCTGCAAACATCTACCGCTGATCTTGCTGGTGTACTAGAAACTGCCATACCTAATCCTTAAAATTTATATCCCCCTATCGCAGTGCGAGTCCTAATCAAGGGGGAAGATTGGGGGCAGAAGCCCCCAACCATTATCAATTGTTATCCAATACTTCATAAACACCGTTGTCATCAATAACAACAGAACCCATGGACATCATTGATGTCGCTAGGTGTGATACCTTTTCAGGTACATAGTTTATTTCAGTTTGAACATCAGAGTTAACACCGATACCAACTGCGCGCATATGGTACGCAAAGTTTTTACCAGCACCTACAGCAGACGTTGAGAAAATCTTGAAACCCAAGAATTCTTTCATTGTCATGCCGCCAGCAAATGGTAGATTTTGCGGCCCAACAAAGTCGCTTGAAGCAAACTCAGTGATGTTGAACAGATCGGCAAAACCAGCAGGTGACATTGCAAGATAGCGTTGACCATCTTCAGGAATATCCGCTGAACCAAATGTTTCAAACAGTGACAATAAATCTGCTTTTTCAAGAGCAGACGCAGTATCGTGGATTGCTGTTGCATTTGCGCCAGCATCCATTGCTGTTGTGATGATTTCATCAGTCTTACGACCTAGAGCCGCAGCCGCAGATTCAGCGACAGCTTGACGCTCGTTGATGTTTGTTTTCAACTCGTCAAGTTTGTCGATGTATTCCGCTGCATAGTAGTCAGCCATAGTCGCTTCAACATTGGTGTGTACTAATTCCATCGCAGTAACATTTCCGTTACGCGATTTAGTAGATGCTGTACCTGCACCAATTTTTTGGAATCGTGCAACTGAACCATTTACGTTAGTTGAACGAATAGTATTACGCAATTTAGAACCCATGCGCTGATAAGCAAGATGCACATCGGTTTCAAACTGCTTAATAAATGCTACATCAATTGTGTTAGCCATTTTACAGTTCCTAAGTTGTTGTTTCGAGCATCGTGGTTATCCGCTCAGTCACATCAACGAAGGTATCCTTTCGGGCTTCTCAGTGCATTACGGGCCTTGATGTTTCATGTGAAACATAATTTTTTATAGAATTGCAACGCACAAATTCGACATAATGTGTATTTTGGTAGTGTGACATACCCACGGCCTCAAAGCCTAACCAAGCCGCCCACTGCAACATATCATTGTACTGCGCAGAAATAGTCATGGTTAGCATAGGGTGTACTTGGTCAAAGAAAGATACTAATGCTCTAGAACTGCGAACCAAAGCTTTATAGTTGTCTTTAAGATTTTTAGTAAACAAGGCGAACATTTGTGGAGTTTCATCGTCATGGACTAGTCCACATATTAGCAATATTGTGCCGTTATTATCTTTGACAATGTAAGCTTCACTGGTTTCAACAACCTCTTGCAAAGCCTCAACAACATTTAAATGGCCTAAATTTGTTAACTCACGAATTGTTTCTCCGTGTATAACTTTTAAAAACTCTGGAATATGATAGTCACAAAAGGGCGTCATATAAAACGCACCTCTTGATAATATCTTAAGTTCTTCTTGCATAAAGTTTCTGCCAGCCTTCATCAATCATTTTAACATAGTTTCGATCTCTTTGATTATGACTGCTGTATCTTGGGTCTTTCATCATCTCAGTAAGTTCTATTTCGCTAAGATTAGACGCAATGTTTGTTTGCTCCGAAACACTTGGGTCTTGCATTTGTGACATAATCGCCTCCAAAGCAATAATACCTTCAGCACTTTCACACATACGCTCAATAGCTGGTAGAGCTTCTTCTGGGAAAAACTTATTAGCAAACAATGATGCAGCCTCAATTCTAGCTTCCGCATTGTCACCTAGTTTTTTAGATTCAACCTCCAAGTCTGGCTCTGGCCCCATGCCATTCATATACATCTCAATTCCTTTTTGGAATTCTTCATGTGTATATCCATTCTTGTGACAATGCTCCGCCCATTCCTGAAGCATTTCATTTCCAACTGCTTCCTCTGGGTCAACAAAGTCAGGCAGTTCATAGGCACCTGCTTCTGTAGGCACACCCTCAGATGCTTGTTGTTGCAGTTCTTCCATCAAGCGACTGCGTATATCTTCTTCTTTTTCGCCAAGCTTAGAAGATAAAGCACTATAAGCTTTGCTTAAATCTTCTGGCGTATTGAACTTTTCTGGCAACCATTCTGGACGGTTGTCAGGGTTGTCAGGGTTGTCAACAACTTCTGTCTCAACTGTCTCAACTGTCTCAACTTCTTGTTCCATCATTCTTTACCTTATGTGCATGATTCATTCTGTTTTCGATCAACCCAACAATATATCGCTGCCCTTCCATATGACGCAGTTCTTCTGTCGTCACATTAGGGCCGTGAACCATTTCAATTGTAATTGACCTTAAATACTTCAACACAGCATTTCCTGTTACAGAACCAAACAGTGTTGCTATATTTTCACTGATCTCACGATCTTTATCTTGTGGACGATTAATTCCATCGATGCCCACATTAATTTTCTGGCTCAAGCATTACTCCATTGGTTGCGGTGCTTGTGCCTCAACTTGCTGCATTTGCTGCATTAATGCAACTATTTCTTTTCGTTCTTCTTCATCTCGTATTAAAGAATCAGGAACGCCAAACTTTTTAGCCAAATATGCAGCAGTCATTTCCGAGTTGATTAATATCTGCATAGCCTCTGGGCCAAATGCTGATTGAGCAAGTTCTAAAAAACGAGATACAGCAGAAATATCTTGGTTAGCTTGTGCCTGTGCCAGCGGAGATATAGATTTAATTTTCACCTCACGACCATTAATAGTCGGAACTTCAATGCGACCCTGTTTCTTAAGAATATAAATAACACGCTGTAACACTGGCTGAACTAGCTCGATTTGCAATCTACCAAATGCAGAACCAATACGGCGAGACAAGTCAGCCATTCGCTCTGCAACTTCTGTAGCAGACGCAGGTGTTCTGTTAGGGTCGCCTAACATTTCACTATACAAATGTTTTTTGATAGCAGTTTGAGCGCGATCAATCTGTAGTTGCGCAACATCGAAGCGGCCCGCCGCTTGTATAGGTTGCAAGCCCGCCGATCCCATCGCCTTTGGAATAATTGTCCCTGGAACAAGATTGATTGTATCTACGTTAATAACGCCATCATCTTCCATCTGATAGATACCAGAGATAGCCATTTGCGCATTTTCAAGGATCATCTCAACAGTAAGGTTTACTGTTTTAATATCAGACAAGGCATTAAACAAAGGCCCACGCCCATAAACTTCACCCGCACACTTAGACCAACGGAAACAAATAAATGGATTGGAACCAACACCTTTCATATCGCGCTTCATAATAATTGACTTTGTAGTCATACAAATTGCGTAATGTAGATATGCTTCCTGATTTAATTGAGAATAATCACGACACACAACTTCAAGAACTGTTGTTGTTTGATCATTTTGATTTGCCATTAAGGAAAGCAATTCATCATTAAATGTACCCTTTGGATACATAATTTTTAACTGATCATAACGTATGTTCTTACGCTCACGAAACACATGGTCAATACGATCATCTGGGCCAGTATCAAGAATAACATGTGGTAATGGTATTGCAGAAAAACGGATAGGATTTATCGCATCACCTTCTTCACAAACCAAAACGCCAGTACCAACTGCCAAGTCCATAAATGACTCATGCACTTCCTGTGCAAAGTTAGAGTTCTGAATAACTTCAAATACATATTCAGTAACTTCATCTAAATCATTATTAACAGAATCACGTTCTTCTTTAGGAACTTCTGATCCCGCTGTAAGGTCTGCCCATCTTGCAAAGTTTGGAACTAAACCTGATTGCAATCTACTTGCAAACTCTTGGACTCCAACAACAGCAGTAGAGTCAAAGATTTTATCATCTCTACGCTGACCTGATACTTCATAGTAAAATGATTCACGTTGAGGCAATGCATATTCATAGCATTCTTCAAATACATCTACAAAATTTGTACGTTTTGATTTTGCTTTTTCATAGCGGCCAAGATAATTTTTAGCAATTGGATCAAGAATCATTATATAAACCTACTATAGAAACCCATTCCACCTGCTACTGATGATAGCAAACTTCTACGCCCACGACCTGATCGTAATGATCTTCTACGTTGAACAGCAGCAGAAGGCTCTTTATCAGCTGCATCAGTCTTCAACAAAGATTTAGCTCTTTCTTCTTGACGGATTTTTTGCTTGCGTTGACGTTCACGAATTTGTGCTTCACTTGCAGCTTGCTGACGTTCTTTCTCAAGCTGTTTTAGGCGTTGTTCTTCAAGCTCTTTTTCAGCAGCAACCTTTGCTAATGATGCATCAACAAATAATTCTTTTTGCTGTTCTTCAATAGATTTAGCAGGTGCTTCAGCTTGCTTTTGTATTTCTTCAATACGTTCTTTATCAGATTCTATTTGCTCAGACAAAGTTGGCGCTTTTTCTACAACAGTAGCCGCCTCACTAGTTGGGGCTTGTTCTACCTTTGGTTCTTCTACCTTTGGTTCTTCTACTGGTTCAGCTGGAGCCGCTTTTTTTCTACGCTTGAAACACATAATAATCTCCTAGGTTAATTCCCCAAAAGCAGAGAAGAACTAAAAATGCAACGCACAATTTACATTCTGGCCCAAAATCCTTGACGTCTTTGCCGTGTGTTGTGTTTTTTAAATACATCAAAGTTACGACCAGCTACAACAGGACGCGCAGGTTTCTGACTATTCATTAACGCTCGACCCTCACCAGCACCCAACATCATGTATTGCAGCGCATCATGTATATGTGAATACATATTTTTATCTGGTTTGTCTGCATATCTTTCGCCGCTAACTTCCATCCGTTTATACTGATAGCCGCCTTCAAAGCCCTTAATTAGTTGCTGGCAACGACGATCAATTAAAAACGCGGGCTTTCCTTCAATCATCTTTCCTAACTGGGAGCAGACGGATTCCAATCGAAGGTCAACGGAGTTACTCGGAGCAGGGTAAGCCCGCAAGCCCGCGCCGCGCAGAATGTGAAAGGGAGTGGATTCATCAGTCTGCGCTCTAAAGTCACCAGCGGGATCGCCATAGATATACACATCAGAACACTGAGAAAAGCGTGTAGCTATTTCCTCTCGTAGAACTTCTGCAAAGCGCACGATGCCCATATCGAACGCAACAATCTCTGACTGAACCAACCAGCGACCTCGGACTTTCTGCCCAAGCGTGGCAGCAGGGGTAAGGCCAAAGTCCAAGCCAACATACAATGGAGCGTTAGCAGCCACTGCAATTTCTTCTTTAGCTATATGCACATCAGGCGCAAACATTGGATAAATAGGTTTCCCATCTTGGATAGTTCCAAGCCTATTCATTACATAAACATCAATCCAGCTTTTTGTTTTACCGCGTATAAGATTAGGATAATACGACTCCATCATGTGTCTTCGGTTTTCCGCATCGTCATTCGGCGCGTAGTCTTGTATTTCACCATCTTCATTGCGCACTTCTTTCATACCCGCAGGTTGCGTAAAGAACTGCCAATTGTCTGGCTTAACTAGCATTTTAGCCTGTTCACGCGGAATATGATCTGGAATCGGAACCTCACCAGACATAATAGGCCACCAGTGATCTTCTTCTGGCGCGTTGGTATCAGCAATAACACCTGTCCAACTTGGCCCACCATCTTTCATAGAAGGAAAACGACCAACACGCATGGTGCAAGCATCGATGATAGACTTCGGAATCTCTCTGGCCTCGTTGATCCAGATGCCAGTAAGTTCCAAAGACAAAAGTTTTTTCACATCCTCGGGTCTATCTAAAGCTAAGAAGATGACCTCAAGATCGATGTCACCTTTCTTAATATGGTGCGTATATGGAACCGACCATGTGAACTTTCCCCAGTTTGTTTCGGGGAACCAGTCAAGCCATGTCTTAATAGTTGTAGTTCGTAGCTGTGGGTTAGTGTTTCGGATGATGGCCCATCGAGATTTTCTAACCCCGTCTGGCCCTTTCTTCTGTTCCAACGCTCTACGAAAAACTTCGACACAACACCCAACAGATTTACCACTACCAACTGGCCCCCTAATACCACGGAAAAAAGTTTCGTCCTTCATAAAGGACTTTAGCACTTCACCATCAGGCTTGTACTTAAAATCAATCATTAGACCCTTGTACGCGACCTACCTTTTTGCTCAGCCTACGCGAAAGAAGCGTAGCTGCGCGAGGCCCGCCTTCAACAACAATATAATCTTTTTTTCTTTTGGCATATTCTAAAGCAACATCAAAATCTTTAGTGTTGCCAGACTCTTTGGTAAGATCAACTGCTTTGCCATTTATAATTCTTACTGTTGGATATAAAATTTCTTTACCATCAATTTCTGTTGATCTTGTATGGATAGCTCCCGATTCTTTATGTAAAGGCGTTCCTTTTTTTAAAGCTCGGCGCAACCACGCAGGTACTTTGCCTGTTACATCTTTTGGAAGCGGCCCCGCTCCCTGCATTGGCTTTTGTCCTTTAAACATTATCTTAATCCCTTATCAACACCACTACGAATCATCTTTTCAGCAGCTTCGGCACCAATGTTTTCAATAATATTGTCTAGCATCTTGTTGGTCACAAACGACTTACCATGCTTTTGATCAAAGTACTGAAAGTGAATGTTCTTAACAATGCGGCGTAGCATCGTAAGTTCTTCTTGCTTCAACGTGTTTACAAAACTCATGTTCTGTACTGCCTTACTTTCCGAGCAATCTTTTTCGGTTGAGCCACAAACTGCTTACCTGCCTTCTTACCCTTTCGTTTAGCTCTGGTTGTAGCTGCATATTCAGAATCACTAAGAGCAGCAATAGCCTTGCTAGGAAGGTAACGCTCACCAGTTTCACTAGACTTTTTTCCAGACTTGGTGCGCCATTTCTGCTTACCCCAATTAAGTAAAGACTTCTGCGAAGCTTTCATCGATAGCCACCACCACGCGCTTTGTATTCTTTAGCCAATAGCTGCGCTTTCCTTGCCGACCACTGACCTGCCTTAGTTCCGTGAGTCGCCTTAGCCTTTATCTTGCGAAACAAACTTTTACGCATTTCAGGCTTAGTATAGTTGCCAGCCTTATTAACCGTACTCATGGAAACTCTTTATTCCCCAGTTTGTTTGCGTTCTTTAACAAAGAAGCAGACATTTTCTTAAAGTCAGCGCGAGCTTTCTTTAGCTCCTTAGACTCAGGCTCCATGTCAGCCAACTTCAATCCCTGCTTGCTATACAGCTTTAACATATTGCGTATCTGCCCAACAGCATTTGTACGACTCATGTTCTTAATCTCTACCTGCTTTGCGCCAGCACGAGCAGACATTAAACTCGTTGGGGTTCCCGATCCTCTAGGCATTCTTCTTACCCTTTAGAATCTTTTTTTGCAAAGAAGGGGGTAACGTTTTCTGCTTTGCAGTCAGTAAAGTTTTCTTCTTCTTAGGCGGTCTGCCCACCTTAGAACCGTAAGTTCCCTTTCCCATAGGCATTATGCTCTCTCCTTCTTGGCTTTGTTCCTACGACTTATCGCCCTTGCCTTTGCCTTTGCGTCCGCCTTGCTTGACGCTCCCCACGCTTTTAGACTTAGAAGCAACCGTGTCGGCTTTCCCTTTGCGTCCCGCTCTGGACCCCGCATGTTTCCCATCCGTGCCAGAAAGCTTGCCCTTCTCGGATTGTCGCCCGACTTTACTGGCGCCTTTAACGTCCCGCCCTTGTAACTCGCTCGACCCTTTGCGTTCAATCCCCCCTTCGGGTTCTTGCCCTCCTTGCGTGTCCACGCTGGTGTTTTCGCCACGGGAAGCCTCCTTTACCTTACTCCACTTATCAACGATCTTCTGAACATTTACCTTCTGCATATTTCGACCCCTACACTAAAAAATATTTTCAAGCTACACACAAATTGTTTTCAGGAAAAATGCGAGTAAGGGACTACTAGCAACATTTCGGTCGGCAGTTTTTGACCCCTGCCCCCTATCCCAAGTCAATGCTCACCTTGATGTCCCCAGCAACTTGCACCTGCGATCGATCTATCGGTTTGAACCCCGCTCTGTCTAGAATATCCTTGGCGGCTTCCAGCTGAACGTGCTCTGATCTTGCCCCCTGCGCAAGCTGCATCACACGCGCTGCGGCTAGAGTAGCATTGACTCCAAGGCTCTCTTGAATCCGTTGCATCATATACTGTTGCACATGTGGTTGTTTCAGTGCTTTGTGTGCGGTTACGTATCCAGCTTTGCCCTCGGCGTACCCTGCACGGATCGCAGCTTGGCTTGTGTTCAGCCCTTCTGCTACCATCACATCAACCAATGCTATTTGCTTTGGGGTTAGTTTTCGTGTTGCTACGTTGTTCATATGTGTCTCCGTTAGCCCCCCTCTCCCTCTCTCCCCCCATTGATAGCATCGTTATTATACCCTTTGTCAACGCACAATTGGGCGTCCGAGCGGGCTGTCGTGAACCAAGCCCCTTCAGGTCTTGGCCCTTGCGGGCTTCCATCCCTGACGCGAGGGGGACATTGCCCTGTCCCCCTGTGACCCCCTATGGCGGGATAATGAGTAATAGTTGTGAGTTGTATTTGTTAGGAACGTCGCGTGCCTCGGAGAGACACCCCTGCGTCGCGTCAGGCAGAACCCAGAGTCAACACGGACGTAGTTGCGTATTGACTCTGGAACCATGCCTGAGCGTCTGGTGGCTTACTCACCGAGGCACTTACGCCCCAAACAAATGGCGTGGGTGGTGAGTACTAAATCAAGTAAGTACCCAGAATTGGGTATGTCACGAATGTATGAAAACAAGACTATTATAGGAGTATATCAAATGTCTATGACCACATTCAAAGCGGAACAAGCAAAAGAACTAACACAAGCAGAGCGCGCATTGGAAGACGCGCACAATGGATCAGTGTCAGCAATGCAACTGGCGGCAATGGTTGGCGCGTTCCTAACAGAAACCGACGACACTGGACGCAACACTTTGTGGAGCGAACAGGGTATGATCCTGAAAGGGATTGCAGATGTAGCATATCGCAAGCTTCACACGCAGCGCACATGGATCAACCGCAACAATCAGGAAGTTGCCCTTGGCGTTCAGGCACAGTATGCCGAAGCGAAAGAGCGCACCAATGCCGCAGATAAGCTTGACGATGGTACAGAGATCGCGGGCAAGAATGTTGACGAAGCGTTGGCATACGAGCTTGAGCGCAAACACGCAAAGATCACCCTTGAGGCATTTATATCAGCGTTTGGTCAGATGTACGAGGCAGTGAGCGGTCGCGAATATATCCCTTGGATGCCGCAAGAGACAAACGCACGAGCGGAAACGTCTGCCAAAAAAGCGACGAAGCAAGACCGCGAAGCGCGTAAGGCGAAACTAGCCGAAGCGCGTAAGTAATAACTAACAAACATAGGAAAAATGAGGGTGGCCTTGGCTGCCCTCAAATTTTTTCGTGGGGCTTCGCCCCACACCCCACAAGGGCTTTGCCCTTGACCCACAAGGGAATGATTCCCTTGACCCCCTTACTAGTTGCGCACTGATTCGTAACGAGTGGTTAAAGGTTAGAGCTTTTAACACTCGGCGGGTTTAGTCGCGTGTGTGTCGGTAAGTAGATCGCTATTTAATTACCGATGAATCTGAATCATGGAGGAACAAATGTCAGATAAATTAGTTGAAGCGTTACGCACAATCATCAAGCAAGAAGTTATTAGTGAGCTTGATGCGCGAAAGTTAAACGAACAAAATGTGATTGATGAAGAGGGACAGTTCACTGAATCTCAAATCGAAAGCATCAAAGACATTGTGAAAGAGATGATGGGTGGCGAGATAGAATTTACTATCGAAGTTCACACATAGTGTTGGAATAATACTTGCATCAATGCAAAAAACAATGTACTTATAGTAAATGTTCTATAACTGAGGAGAATAGAATGACTACATCGTTTGTAAAAGTTGTCGAAGAATTGAAGTGTCGTGCTTTGGTTCAGCAACATTCGCTTGCTATCAAGCACATCGAAGAAGACTTGGCTGAGCTTGCCGCCAAGGCAAAGCTAATGAAACGCAAGATCAAGAAGCATGCAAAAGAATTGCAGATCGCAGAGTCTAAGTTAGAGGAGGTACTTAAATGCGACTAACAAGACAGCACTATGAGTTCTTTGCTGACGAGATTGCACCCATGTTACCGTGGGCAAATGGCATTCAAGAGTTAGCAGATAAACTTAAGCATACAAATCCACGGTTTGATCGTGACAAGTTTGTGCGTAGAGCAACCCAGAATTGGGAAGAAAGATATCAATCGTCATTAGAGGAGATAAACGATGACATTCCTAGTTGATTATGAAACATACAATCCACCGATTGTTTACAATACTAAAGCGTATCCTGATGTGGATGAAGCTTGGCTGCGTGAGGCATGTGGATTTGTCCAGCTATGGATTCAACAGTTCAATGTGTTCATTGGCACAGGATCGTTAGTTGATTTCCTTCAAGATCAATATGGCTTTGGTGACTTGCGCAGCAGAGCAAGTGACAAAGCAGTCATTACTGATGAAGGGATCAAGCAGTATCCAGAAGACCCAGACATGCATCCATATGCAAGCATCGAAACAAAGCTTGGGACTGCATATATTTATCCGTATGGATTTGTTGCAATCCCCCAAGGTTTAGAGCGTAAGCATTTAGTAGTGAGGATGGATTGATTATGTTTGTGCAAAAGCAAAGCATGTTAAGTGGCAAGACCAATGAAATGGAATTGCCAATAACAAAAGAACAAATCGAAGATTGGGAAAGTGGCAGACTAATTCAACATGCCATGCCACATCTTGATAAATGGCAACGCGAGTTTCTTATAACAGGCGTTACCAAAGAAGAATGGGTAAAAGAATTTGGAGGTTAGCATGTTAAAAGCATGTCCTGAATGTAACGGTAACGGTAACGTTATCAGGTGGCGACCAGAGCCGTGGGTGTCGAGAGACACCCCGCCTAGTACAGAAGAATATCAAGATGATTGTACCAACTGCGGTGGGTACGGAGAGATCGAATTCGATCCTGATCTTGACTTAGTAGACTAGGTGTTGCACGAATGCAGTATGTTAAAGAGTTACTTTAATCAACTGCAAGAGTTAGCAGCAGATGTAGATGTACCCCTGCTTAAGATATTTGTTCGAGCAGGGGTTCCACCGTCAACTTACTATCGAACTGTTCAAGGCAAGACCGCGATCAGTTTTGATACGGCAGTAAAAGTTGCCAATATGATTCAATTGATTAAAGAAGGGCGCACCCGAAGTAGGAAAAACAAGAGACAGTTATGACTACCTTTGAAAACTATTCGAAGGAAACTGAAGTGACCGACAGCTATAGTCTGATGGTCACTGCTCTTGTCGAAAGGCGTAATGATCTTGGATATTCACAAGAAACATTAGCCGATATGATTGGGTGTACAACTTCTTTAGTTCACAAATGGGAGCAGTACAAACGTGTGCCATCAGGGTTCATGTTGACGTGCTGGTTAGATGCACTTGGCGTTGAGATCAAAGTCTGCCCGAAAGGTTCTGAACAGAACAACGTATCAATGTGATGCGTGTGAACTTGAATCAGAATACTTTGTTCAAGTTTTGGCAGGGATCAAACCTGCTAAATACCACACCATATGTTTAGATTGTTATGAGGCAGATCGATGGCAAACAAAAATAAGTCAAAGGGAAGTTACCACGAAAGAAAAATTACAGAGTGGCTCAACTCAATCGGCATCCCTGCCAAGCGAGTCCCGCTCTCAGGATCGCTCGGAGGCGAGTGGTCAGGAGACATCCACGCCACACTGGACGGACGACATGTGGTAACTGAAGTAAAGTATAGAGATAAGTCAGGATTCCCAAGTCCGTTCACAGTTTTAGAAGGGCGTGACATGGCAATCTACAAGCGGAAAACTGGCAAGCCGCAGACAATCGTAATCATGCCAGCAGAACTATTTGCAGAATTGTTAGGAGATACAGATGCAAACAGAGACACAGAATCAGATGATTAAAAACATCTTAGATCAGGGTACACACCTTACACCTATCGATGCGTTGAATATGATTGGCACAATGCGATTGGCTGCGCGTGTGTTCGAACTTAAACAATCAGGCTATCCCATAGATAAATATGTCCGAGAAGTTAATGGAAAACGTGTGACATATTATTTCAAAGCAAGTACAATTGAAGCTTGAGGGAAAAAATTAGGGTCGGCGCAAAGAGGAGATAGCCGACCCTAGTAAGGAGTATATGGGTAAAAACGAATGAGGCTTTCGTTTGTATAATGAATTATTACTACGTGAAGTACTGCATTGGCAAGTACCTAACGCACAAATTAAGCTAATTTTATGTATCTTAGCGGATCATACTGGATCATCTGGGACATGCTACCCAAGCATCGAACGGTTGACCAAGCTTGGGTGCATGTCCAGATCATCCGTTATTCGTGCGTTGAACTGGTGTGTAGAACATCAGATCATTGAAAGATACTCGGGCGGCAAGGGTCGCCCAAGCTTATATCAATTCACAATTGTTAAGGAGGAACCAATGGTAAAGCAAACTAGTGTCACACAGACACACAAAGGTAATAATATAATTAACTTAGAAGAATATATATTACCTTCGGGTGTCACACAGACACTACCCTTCGACGAGTTCTGGGATTTGTACCCAAGAAAAGTTGCCAAGGGTCATGCGCGTCTGGCTTTCAAGAAAGCTTGCAGCAAAGAAAAACCACATACAATCATTGATGCTGTCAAGAAGTTTGCAGCCGCAGTCGAGGGGAAGGAAAAACAATATATTCCGCACCCGACAACGTGGCTTAACGGTGAGCGTTGGGATGATGACATCGATGACGTTGCACCACAGGCAACGACAAACACAGATCGTCTGAAAGAAATCTTAGTGTGGGATATGCCAGGGCAAATAGAGGATAAGTCATGAAATTAGAAGATCGACAGCGTACCATTGGTACATGGTTAGTAAAACTTCTTAAGCGTTACACACCACCCGCAGGGATGGATGATGAAACTCTACGAGAGGAGATGCAGCTTATTGTTAATGACATTAACAACAAGATACCATCTCAGTTCGAGCAAGTTGATCTTGATCAAACTCTTATCAAGGTCGATGGACACGTCCGCGCCAACCATGGAGCGCGAGCGTGGCCTTCGATCAAGACATTTATCAATGCAACCATTGAAGCTGTGAAAGATTACAGTCGTGCGATTGCAGTTCCCAATGTCACTGTAAACTACGCAGCCGACAAGACTGACATCATTTATGCACGGCGTGTGTTGCGTGGTGAGCCAATCCCTGACTATTTACTTGATCCCAACTCAAGGTGGCGACAACAGGTGATAGATACTGGCATAGTTTCTGACGAAGACTTTGCAAAATATCTTGCACCTATAAACAAATGATGATAGTAGTTTTTATAGAGGAGAAAAAACTATGAACAGACAAGGCTTTATCGGTGGCAGTGATGCAACTGCCATCATGCGAGGAGAATGGTACGACCTATGGTGCATCAAAACAGGGCGCACACAGCCCGAAGATTTGAGCCGCAACCTAGCCGTACAGATGGGTATCCACACAGAAGATTTTAATCTCAAGTGGTTCGAGCAAGAGCGTAATGTTGTGCTGCGCAATCATCAGTTTGAGATTGAGCGCAACACTGACAGTGGCATACCAATCAAAGGTACACTGGATGCAATGCTAGATGATGCTGTTGTTGAAGCAAAGCACACCAATGCATTTAATGATATGGATGGTGTGATAGAACGATACATGCCACAGCTACAGCTTTACATGTGGTTAGCCAACGCAACGCATGGTGCTTACCTCTCTGTCATCTTTGGTAACAGCAAGTGGGAAAGCGTACATGTCCAGAAAGACACCAACTACATTGTCAATATGCTAGCGGTCATTGGTGATTTTTGGCGACACGTTGTCGAGGATCGTGAACCTATTGGCTTTGATGTACCCAAGGTAGACATAGCAAGCATACCAATTGATAACATGGTGGTGCGTGATGCATCGCAAGACAATCATTTTGTAAGCTTGTCAGCCGATTACATCAATCACATGGAAGCGGCAAAGATACATGAGCGTACAAAGAAAGACCTGAAGAATATGGTTGGTGACGATGAACGTGAGGTGTTCTGCGAATACTTAACCATCAAGCGCGATAAGCGCGGCAGTCTTAGAATAACTAAACGCATCTAATAAAGGAGATATAAGATGTCAAAAGAAAACTTAGCAATATGGAATTCACTGTCCAAATCAGACCCGAAATATTTAAAGAAAGTGAGCTTTGGTTCGCGCTCATTTACAGCCATTGATCCACAGTATCAAGTGCGGATGATGACTGAACACTTTGGGCCAATCGGTTTGGGTTGGGGTTGGGATTCCACAGTAGAAACTGTGACCACAGCCAATGGTGACATGGCAGTATTTGCACATGTCACAGTGTGGCACACAGATAATCAACATGCGTTCGGGCCGTTTACTGGCTGTCGTAAGTTCTACGATATGGCAAAGAATCGCATGAACGAAGACGCACCAAAGATGGCAGTGACCGATGGCTTGACCAAAGCACTGTCGCACATTGGATGTAATGCTGATGTGTTCCTTGGTGAAATGGACGGTAACAAGTACGCCGCTGATAGTGGTCAGCCCAAAGGCGGATGGTAACTGTCACTCAGGAAATGGTTCAACAGGTTCCCTGCCCGAAGTGTGCAGCCAAGGCAGGGCAATCTTGTGGTCACAGAAAGGACAAGTCCAGAAGTCACCACAGTAGACTAAGGGCTGCACAGAAACACTTTAATACAGGAGCCAGAAGCATGGCAGATTATGATAACACTAACTCAGGCGCAGCGTTCAAGCCATTCGATACTATGCGTATGATCTTGCAAGGCAAGATGAACATCGAAGGTAATGATCGCAAGGTTGTCTTGGTGGCAGATGAAACCAAAAACGGTAAGCGTCTGGTCGAGGTGTACCAGAAGGTTGCAGTCTTGTTCGAAGAAGATAAAGGCGACAACCCTGCACGGCCTGATTACGCAGGGCCAGTAGAAGATTACGCAACCAACAAGAACATGCGTATCGCAGGTTGGAAGCGTGAGAAAGATGGCAACAACTATATGTCTCTGCAAATCTCAGAGAAAACTGGTGCGCCAGCAGCAGAAGAAAAGTTGGACGATGCCATCCCATTCTAAATGGTACGGTTTGCGGGAACGCCAAAAGCGTGAACGTATCGAGCAAGTTGAGGCACTTGCTCGTAGCCGTATTACCCAAACAGAAGCAGCAGCAGAATTAGGAGTGACGTTGCAAGTTCTTAACAGGTTTATACAGTTGAATAACATTCACTGGCCTGTGATCAAACAAGGAGTAAAGACCAATGGGTCAGATCAAAGAAATATACATAACAAATGTGGTGTGTGACGACGAAAGAAAATTTGGATTCGCACGTGTGATTGAAACAGCGGAAGAAGTATTTATTCCACCGCATGTTATCTTGGAAAACAATCCACAAAAGGGGGATCAGGTTGTAGCAGAACTGATTCCAAACATAGAAGGTCAGCGCGTAAAGCTTCGTGTGAATATGGTGTACGATCCTGATGGGCCGTTCAGACACCTTCTTAAAAATTACAGGCACAAAGAAAAACAAGCACCTGTAATTAAAGAGCCGACACATGCGGAAGTTGTTCAATGGATGTGCGATCATCTCAATGCATACCCCATGGAGATTTACACAACGCAAGAACTGGTCGAAGAAATAGAAACAAAACATAACTATAGGATGCAAACTGCAACAGCGGGTCGAGACTTAGATCACCTGTTTAGGCAAGGGCGCATTGCTAAGTTACAGTTGTTTGCTACAGTAACAAACTCTCGCGCAGCCAGAACCATGTGGTGTGAGAAACATAATGCAACGCAAATCTTTGATAAGATGGTAGAACTTTATGAAGACAATGAACGACGAATTGACATTAGGTAAGAAGATGAAACTTCTTGCCGAGTATGAACGTGCCACACGCAAAGAACTAAAGAATCTTTCGTATGATGGCACATCTAAACTTAACGCTATGAAAGGTGGTCGCCCACAATACGGCGAAACCTATGAGCAATACAAAAAGCGTAAAGGTTTAGGTTAATTCGTGTGGGCAGTGCTATGTAAATGGTCGGACTATAGCTGCTGGCTTGGACGCCACTGCCCACTGCAGCAATTTATCAAACAGAGAGGCAAATACAATGGCAACTTATTATATTTTTAGTATTGTTTACATGCTAAATGGCTATGAAATGACTAGCCAAATTTTAACTAACAGTGCAGATAAATGTTACCAGTTGGTGCGAGCAGCCGAAGAAATATCTAACGTGCTACCCGCTGATCTTTACTGTACTGATACTGGTAGAATCTCAGCGTCAATACGACCTAAACTTAGACCATCAACTCAAAGTGAGGCGCATCAATAAAGGGGCGACGACCTTCGCCTCGGCGCGTATCAATGTAATGATTCATAGCATCTTCACATGTGCTTCCGTCCATACGCCACTTGCCAATATCAGGAATATTCCAAGCTGCACCCCAACGAATTGGAACATCAACTGCGTGTGCTGCTTCTGCCATTGCATCAGCAATCTCGTCGTAAAGATTCAGTTCCCAACGGCCCCCATCTACATAGGCCATAAGGTCAACGGCAATACCATCTAAGTGCTTTGACTTCATAGTTTGGCTTGCACCCTTGGCTACCAATGCGCGTTGTTCTTCAATGGTACGCAGACCACAAATCACAGAGAAGTCTTGCTTGCTAACGCCAATGGCATACTTAATGACAGCAACCATGCGTTCATCAACACCTTCTAGTTTTGACAGGCTGCGCTTGCCTAGTTTGTAACTCATTTCTTTAACCCTCTCATCGTGCGGATTCCAAACGATGCCGCTATTGAAGCGTACATACCCCATTGTACCCATAGTGGTGTTGTCTCCAGATTAGCAAACCCTTGTGCCATTGTCTCTTGCATAGAAGGGATGAAGTTGGCGACCAAAATTAAAACGAAAACTATTGTCCAAAGCTCGTCTTTCCAACTGTCTTTACTGGCTTCGATTGCAGCTTGTTCCCAATCCATTTCGCCAGTGGCTTGCTTGAGTTTAATCTCTGCGTTTGCTTTTTGAATGGCTGTCTTGCCATCAATGTATGATGTAGCAAGGCCACCAATTGCTGATACTATTTGACCAATCATGCGCCGCGATCCGTCTTAGCTTCTTTGTTCATCCAGATTCCAAAGCAACCTGTTAGTGCGCCCATGCAAACTGAAACCAAACCAGCCTGTCCATTGCTGGGATCAGGCAAAGACATGTACCAGTGTACGCTTTGGTAAGTTAAAATAGTAACCACTAGCATCATCAGCCGTGGGAATATTTTGTATTCATCAATTACTGTTGCTGGCATAATACTCTGCTATCCTTTTGTTTGAGGTTATTATAACCACTTTTCCGTTTTTGTCCAAAACTGTGTACTTTACCACTTTCCCATGTAGATACCCAAATAATAAATGCAGAGAACCACAATGATCACAGCCATGCCAACCCCAGCAACTGTAGCTAATAGCTCCATACGCTCTTCTCTGGCTTTCTCAGCCGCTTTCTTAGCTGCTTGTCTCTGCTTCCTAGCTTCAGCTTGCCATTGCTGCCATCGATCCCATGTGCCAGGGGGCGCATACAAGCGGCAGTAGCTTTCCAATTCTTGCCGCTTTTGTCTTAGGTTTTCTAAGTGCTGAAATTCTTCCCAATCACCTTCAGAGCTACCCGTAATCATTGTGATCGGGCTTGCTTTCTTCTTGTTGATTGCTTCTTTTACATCTTCTTCCGCAGAAAGGAACTTACCGACCGCGCCGATAAGCCCCGCAGTTTCCTTGCCATTCCCAAGAGCCTGACGGATAACCGAATAAGCGGCATTCGCAGCCGCAATGCTCTCAAGTATAGCCATGTCATCATCCTGTCGTTATCAACCTTAACAGCAATACAATAACTGTTGCGGATGAACCTATCATAATAGCTTCAAGACGTTTGACGCGGTTAAACAAGTCACGAAACTGAATGTCCATTTCAGTTTTCATTGCAACCAACTGCTTTTCTATTTGATCTATGCGATCATGTGCCGACTGCACTGTCCGTTTGTCCATTGTCTAACTGCTCTTTTAATCGATCCATAAATGCCTGACGACCAACTTGAAGCTGCGTTAAATTAAACTGTGAGCTTGCAATCTTTTGATCCAAAGAACCAATGTGATTAATACAAGCCTTTGCTTCGTCTGTTAGCTGATCTTCGGTATATTCTACATCGTCAATCGTAATGACCTTTTTTTCTTCAGTCATGTTGATTTCCTTTCTGTGTTACTCAGCCGCCCACGGTACTCCCGCTGCGCTGGTTGGGGTTTTGTCAGCTTCAATCTTAGCAGCAATTGCCGCCTCAACATCCGCTTGGTTTGCTTCGGCTTGCGCCCATGCAATGCAGTTAGCTTCCGTTACGTTATCGTAAGCAATGAAACCATCCGCATCCGCATCTGGTGTGTGGCTAGTTGTGCCATAGCTAGACGCAGAGTAATCACCGTCTACGCCTGTGCAACGCCAGTGGATTACAGTAATCCCACCGTCTGCCAAGTTACGTTCTGTCATTGGTACTGACCAAGTGAATGTTACAGCCATTGTATTACTCCTGTGCTGCTAAGTGTGCGGCGTAAGCATCCTTAACCGCTTGTGTGTGTACTGCGTTACAGATGGCTTGCACCTCTGTGCTTTCACCTGTGATGTCTGCATCTGGTGCGACGACATGGCGTGAGAATGATCGGCTGATCTCTACACCGTCACGCTTGATGACCGTGGCTGTACGCACCTGAACGTGCTTGAAGTCGCCTACGATCTCTATTTTGTCTTGTACTGTTTCTTCTGTAAGTGCCATATCGGCCTCCTGTGTTTATCGTG